ATAACTGAAGCGAAAAAGATTTTTCAAGATAAAATCAGAGAGGTAAGAAAGCCACTATTAGAAGCAGAAGACGTTGTATACATGAAAGCATTAGAAGCAGATGATGCAAGTGCAAAAACTGCAAGTGTAAATAAAAAGAAAGCACTGAGAGATGCACCAGCAGCTAAAGCCATAAATGATGCAGATACAATCGCAAAGCTCAAAGCAGCATGGGACACATCTGTATTAGGCGATAGTCCATACGCATAAGGAGCAGTAATGGGATTAACTAAAGTTCTTGATGGTGGCACTAATTTTACAGGTGCAACTTCATCTCTACAATTACTAGCAAATATCAGTAATACATCTATTGGTGCCACAACATTTGAATGGAGTATGGATTATGATGATTACGATTCTTTTTATATTGATGTAATGAGAATACAAGGTGATAGTTCAACTAGCTCAAGTTTAGAAATTGAATTTAAATTTAATGGCTCTTATGGTGGTGGAGAAACCAATCCTTATTATATTGAGGGAGAAGCAGGTGCGGATGGTGGCGGCAGAAACTATAATGCAAATGGTGATGGTGAATTGTTTTTTACTAATACACCAAGTAAATACTGGTCTGGATTTATGAGATGTGTAAATTTTAGAGGTTTAGGTAATGGTATACCAACTCTAATATCTGAATTAGGTGGCACTACACTTGCTAATAATAATCATGGTAGCTTTTATATGATGACTGGTTTGCATACTGTTAATAATGCACAAATAACAGATTTAAGAATTAATTTTAGTAATGGTAATGTAAGTGTTGTTAAAATGGACATTTATGGATTGAGGAGAGCATAAATGAAAACTTTTATACATGGTGTAGGATTAAGAGATTTACCAAAAGATGAAGCAGATAAAATAAAGGCAAGACGAAAATCTAAACAATTAGATAATTTGCGATCTGTAAGAAATAGATTATTAGTTGAAACCGATTTTTATGGAAATACTGATGTAACCATGACAGAAAAAATGAAAACATATAGACAAGCATTAAGAGACATAACTAAAACTTATAAAAGTATGGATGATGAAGGCTTTAAATTTCCAGAGAAACCAACGGATTAACTATGCCATATATAGGAAGATCACAAAATTTTGGAGTAAGAAGTAGGTTTCAGTATCAAGCTACAGCCAGTCAAACGAGTTTCAGTGGATCAGATGCCAACTCTTTATCGCTAAGTTATAATGACTCAAGGTACATGGATGTTTATCAGAATGGTGTATTGCTTGTTCCGGGAACAGACTATGCTGCAACTACTGGAACATCAGTGGTATTAGTTACTGGAGCAAGTGTAAATGATATTATAGAAATGGTTGTCTATGATGTGTTTTCTGTTGCTAATTCTTATACAAAGAATGAGTCAGATACAAGATATCCTTTTAAGGGAAATAATAGTATAATTAGATTAAATGGACAGACTATCAGTGCAGACATAACTATAGATGCAGATGAGAATGGTGTGTCAGCAGGCCCCATTACACAGAATGCTACAGTTACTGTTAATGGTTATTGGAGTATCGTATGACAAGTCAACTCAATGTAGATACTATAAAAGGCAAAACAACAGAAGGCTCTGTTAGTATTCAAGGTGAAGGAAGCAAAACAACTAATCTGCAACAAGGTTTGTGTAAAGCATGGAATTTTTTTGATGGAACAGCAAGCACTATAGCGTATGCAGATAGTTTTAATTCAAGCACACTTACAGACATAGGTGGAGGTCAATACAAATACGCTTTTACAAATAACATGGGTAATGCAAACTTTTCTTTTGGTGGTGCCGCAATAGTTGATGAAAGTACATTTGGATTGCTCAGTGGCACAGAAATAGCAGGAAGTCATGCTCGTTCAACCTCTAGCTCTGGGCAGTTTTTTACTACAAATACAGCTTCAGTTAATAGTGGTGCAAATGCAAATAGCATATCCACACAAATATTTGGAGATTTAGCATAATGGCTAGTATATTAAAAGTAGATAGCATAGGAAAGACATCTGGTAGTACACAAGATACTATGGCAGGTATGGCTAAAGTAACTGCAAATGTAACTTTAAGTGGTTCGTCAAATTCAGATGCAGCATTAAATGTTAGTTCTGTTTCCGATGGTGGAACAGGGTTGAATACATTAAATATAACTAATGCTTTTTCTGCTGTAAAAGCAGCAGTTCCTAATATGACTAATCATGACAATAGTTATAACAGAGGAACAGCAGTGGATGACACAGGAACAAGTGCTTTTATATTAAGGATATTTCAATCTAGTAGCGGTAGTTTATCTGATGCTGATACAGATCAAGCAGTAGCTATACATGGAGATCTCGCATAATGGCTAGTGAATTAAGAGTAAATACATTAAAAGATGCGAATGGTAATAATAGTATTGCTACGAGTACAGTAGCAGAAGGTAGTGCTAAAGCATGGGTAAACTTTGATGGCACTGCTGTAAATGGTACTGTAGACTTAACAGGTGTAAGGGATAGCTTTAACATAAGTGCAATTGTTGATAACAATACAGGTGATTATCGAATAGATATAAATGCTAATATGAATAGTACAGATTATGTTGTTAGTGGTAGTGGCTATGACCACGCAGGAACGGCTGATTCTTATACAGTTCATATGTATCACGATTTAGCAGCAGGGTCAGTAGAAATAAATAATATAAGACCTTCTAATAATGCTTCAGCTGATACTTCATATATTGGAACTACTATACACGGAGACTTAGCATGAGTAAAGCAGCAGAATTAGCCAAGTTTATAGGTGGTGGTTTTTCAGGTAAAGTTTTACAAACACAAAAAACAGTTATTACAACACCTTTTACAATAACATTAAATCAAAATACAGATACTACTGTAACTGGAATGACAGTTAATATAACTCCAAGTTTTTCAAATAGTATTATTTTATTAACTGGGCAAATTATGGGAGAACATACACACCCTCATAACATGCTGTTTACTTTTTTTAGAGATACTACAAAGTTAGGTCAACCAGCAGGTGGCAGTCGTAATGTTGGTATAGCACCCTTTCCAAATACTTATCACAATGATGCTGGTTCAACTCCTGAGTTTGTAAATTTTCAACATCACGATACACCTAGTACAACAAGTCAAATAACGTATAAAATAACTGGAAACACTAATCAATCTAGTAGTACAACGCTTTTTGTAAACAGAACTGTAACTGATTCAGATAGTTCTGCTTATGAAAGAGGTATGAGTTTTATTATGGCACAAGAGATAGCAGTTTAATGTTAGGGTTTAACGCTTTTGCAGTACAACCTTTTTCTGCTGTCAGTTCTGTTTTTTTTGGTTCTTCAACTCAAAGTTTTAATTTTACAGAAACTTCTGCTGCTATAAAAATAGGTGTTAGCTCTGCTGAGATGTCTGGTATTGCTTCTAAGCAATCTGTCGGTGTGGGTATACTTGCAGGAATTGCAGACATAAGCGGCAACTTTGTTGATGATACAGATGCTATAAAGATCGCAGCAGGAACTTCTGCAATAGAGTTTTTATCAAACAATACACAAACTTCTGTAGCTGAAAGAATAAGACTAGCATCCGCAGAGCAAAATGCAATTTTTACAAAAACCACTGATGGAATAAAGATAGCTATTACTTCTGCCGATATTAGCTTTAACAACACACAAACAACTGTAGGTAATGCAACATTTTCTGGTGATGCAGATATTAGTTTCACTAACACACAAACAACAGATGGCATTAAGATAGCCATAAGTTCTTCTGATATTAGTGGAGACTTTACGAAAACAACGGATGGAATTAAAATAGCAATAACTTCTGCTGACATGAGCGGTATTTCATCTAAGACTGCGGTTGGGGTTGGAATACTGGCTGGTGTAGCCGATATCAGTGGTGATTTTACAAAAACTACTGAAGCAGTCAAGGTTGCTGTAGGAACAAGCAATCAAAGTGCAGAGTTTACAGAAACAAGTATTGGAACAAAAATAGTAAGCTCTTCTGCTGAAGTATCAAGTGATTTTACAGAAACATCTATTGGTGTGAGATTGAGAACAGGCACAAGTGAGCAAAGTGGAGAGTTTACACAAACAGCAAATAGTATTAAGATAGCAGTAGGAATATCTAGCCAAGAGTTAGCTTTCTTAAAGTCAAGTTTAGGTGAATTGTTATTTGAAGATATAATAGCAAGTGAAGGTGGAGTTGAAGCGTATGTAACAATAACTCCAAGCGGTACGGAAACATGGACAGAAATAACGCCAACTGGTGCAGAAACTTATACAGAAATAAATTAAAGAGGAATATATGCCAAGTTCTTACACATTAAATTTAGGAATAGAAAAAATAGGTTCTGGTGAACAGGCTGGAACTTGGGGGACAACAACCAATTTAAACTTTGATATTATAGACCAAGCTGTTAATGGAGTCACATCTATTGGATTAAGTGGCACTAGCTCTACGTTATTAACAGACGATGGGGTCGTATCTCCGGGTGGAAATAAAGTATTAATTTTTACTGGCAGTTTGTCTAGTGGTCATACAGTTACTATAAGTCCAAATAATCAAGATAAAATGTATTTTGTACAAAATGACAGTGGTCAAACTTTAACATTTATACAAGGCACAGGAGGAACAACAGGTAATAACAGAGCTGTAGAAATACCAAATGGAGCAAAAGGTCAAATATATGCTGATGGAGGTGGATCTGGAGCTATTGTTTCAGATTTACTGACAAATCCATCATTTGGAGGAACAAAAGTAACTTCATCAGAAATTGGTTTGTTATCAGGAGCAACAACTGTAGGAACTGATGCAGTTGCCGCGGATGACGGGATATTAACAAATGACAATGGAACAATGAGGCAAACAAAGGCCTCTACATTTTCCACATATTTTAATTCAAATTTAGTTGAGGTAAAAAGTGCCTTAGCTTTGACTGATTCAAACCAAACAGTCACTGCAACTGGTGCAACATCAGTATACCAGAGAGTAACAAGTGATGGAGCGCACACATTAAAAATTGCTATTACAAATTTAGTTGTTGGACAATATGTAATTATAGATAAAACAACTAGTGCTAATAGTGTGACTTTAGATTGGACAAATAATAGTGCCGTGACATCTAGTGGAATTTCATTAGGAACAAGTGTTGAATTTGCTATAGGGATATATAATGGAACTGGTTTTTCATTTACAGAAACAATTAAGTTTTAGGTGATTAATGTCTATACCTTTGTTATCAAATATAGGCTTTACTGAGGTAAGTTCAGCAGGTGATTTAAATACATTAGCAGGTTCAAAAATAAACATGCCTGTACAATATTTTAAATTAACAGGAGCTGTATCTGGGCAGTTAACATTAAGTGAAAATAGTAATCATAAAAAAGTTATATTAGATACAAATGGAAATAATTTAACAAATGATGCTGGTTCACCATTAAATATGACTTGTCCTTCAGGTGTACCTGTAGAGTTAAAAGGTAGTGGTAATGTGCAATCAACATTAAAAACATTTACATCAGAGATTACTGATACATCTAACACAGGAACTACCACGATAGCTTCAGGTGGCGATTCTACGATGGTTGTTACGAATATTAACTTATATCCAGATACTTCTGTGTCTGGGAGTTACCAGCCAAACTTTGGTCCGGGAGCGCCAAATAGTAATTCTATATTTCAAATAGCAGATGGACAAACTGGTGGAAGTAATAATTTTGGAAATGCTTGGAGGTTAAGAGTTCCGTCAGGTCAAACTTGGCAAGTAGGCTCTGATATTCTTACTGCTGGGACTGACCTTACAGCTTCTCAGAATAACACTGCAATAGGAGCTTCAAATAGTTTTAATAAAATTACGTCTTTTTCTGTTGTAATAGATACAGGTGCAGGCGGAGATTCAACTAGAAGTTTTCATCCAAGCACTTGGACCTCAGGTTTTGCAGGAGATTCTAATAAGTTTGACACTAACAATACTACAGGTCAAAATTTAATTTATAATGTAACTAATGGAAGATGGGAAGGTTATGACGGGACAACTTTTGGTTATAGTTCTACTGGAAGAAGAGGTAATGCAGCACCTCCTCAACTTATAACTTTAACAGTTGGTGTTCAAGCAGAAAGCAGAAGATTAGTTTTTACAAATAATACCTCTCATACAATAACCCTATCGGGAGGAAATCCTTTCACAGATACGGTAGTTGCAGCTGGAGCAACATCAACAGTTGAAAGAAGTGGCTCGACTGATGGAGCATTTAATATTACAGGAACTTTTCCAAATACAAATGATGCCGGAGATTTATTATCATCTGTAGCGGTAAATGCAGCTGCAACTACAGTCAACACAGCTTTACAAGGCTATACAGGAAATTTATCAGTAAAGGCTTTTTAATGGCATATACAAGTTTAAAATTTAAACCCGGAATTAATAGAGATATTACTTCTTTAAGTAATGAAAATGGTTATGTTGATGGGGATAAAATAAGATTTAGAAATGGTTATCCAGAAAAATTAGGTGGATGGTCTAAATATAGTTCTAGTACATATCAAGGATCAGCTAGAAGATTACATAACTGGGTTGCATTAGATGGATCTGATTTTTTAGGTATTGGAAGTCATTTAAAGTATTATATTGAAGAAGGGCAAACATTTAATGATATAACTCCTATTAGATTTACAACAGGTGCAGGTGATGTTACTTTTTCAGCAACAACTGACTCTAACATAGTAACGGTAACAGATGCAGGGCACAGTGCGATTGTTAATGATTTTGTAACATTTTCTAATGCTTCAAGTTTAGGTGGTAATGTAACAGCAGCTATACTTAATGCAGAACATCAAATAACAAGATTTGTTTCTTCTAGTCAATATGAAATTACTTTAAGTGTAACAGCTAATTCTTCTGATACTGGTAATGGTTCTTTTACAGATACTACAGTTGATACAACAAGTGGAGATGCTACAGTTACTATGGACTCAACCTCAACATTGATTGCAGGAGGAACTATAAGTGGAACTGGCATACCCTCTGGGACAACTATAGCGTCTATTACAAACGGAACAACTTTTGAAATGAGTGCAAATGCCTCTGCATCTAATTCAAATATAACTGCTACAATTAATGTTTCTAGTGCAGTTTATCAAATTAACACAGGTTTAGATAATACGGTTGGTGGGACTGGTTTTGGTGCAGGCCAATATGGAGGAACTACAAGTGGAGCAGTATCTACAACAATAAATGAAGGCGGTGTTTTTTCTAATTCAGACACAACGCTTACAGTAACAAGTTCAAATCCAGCTCATCAAATAGTAGCTAATGATTTTATTTTAATAGAAGAAGAAATATTAAAAGTTACTAATGTGTCAACAAATGATCTTACAGTTACAAGAGCGCAAGAAGGAACAACAGCAGCAACTCATGCAGATGGAACAACTGTATTTTTAATAGTAGGAAACGCATCAGCTTCTGATGATTTTGTTGGATGGGGTGATGCGGCTAGTGTAACAGTTCCGGGCGCTCAAATAAGAACATGGTCACATGATAACTTTGGAGAAGATTTAATTATTAATCCAAGAGATAGTGGAATATTTTATTGGGATAAAACAGACGGAACAACCGCTAGAGCCATAGAGTTAAGTGCTACAGGTTTATTTAGTGGAGAAAAAAGTGTTCCTACAGTTGCAAAACAAGTTTTAGTTTCAGATATTGATCGTCATGTTATAGCTTTTGGTTGTGATGCTATTAATTCTAGTAGTACTGCTGCTCAAGGTAATGGTGTCCAAGATCCACTGCTTATAAGATTTAGTAGTCAAGAGAATCCAGTAGACTGGTTTCCTACCACAACTAACACAGCGGGAGATTTAAGATTAGGTGCAGGCTCAACATTTGTGCAAGCTGTTGAGACAAAAAGAGAGATATTAGTTTATACAGATAAATCTTTACACTCAATGCAGTTTATAGGTCCTCCCTTTACATTTGGAATATCACAGCTTGCATCTAATATTACTATTATGTCACCAGCATCAGCTATAGCGACTGAGGATGTTGTTTATTGGATGGGAATAGATAACTTTTACACTCATGCTGGTCAAACACAGCAACTACCTTGCACAGTAAAAGACAAAGTATTTTTAGATTTTAATTTAGAAGAAAGAGATAAAGTAGTTGCAGGAATTAATTCAGAGTTTGGGGAAGTTTGGTGGTTTTATCCATCTGCTGATTCAGTAGAAAATAACAGGTATGTAATTTGGAATTACGTTGAGCAAGTCTGGTATTATGGAACACTTATAAGAACAGCTTGGATGGATAGAGGAGTTAGAACATTTCCTATTGCAGCAGGTAGTTCTTATTTATTTAATCATGAATCTGGCTTTGATGATGATTCCAGCGCAATGTCCGCATTTGTAGAGTCTTCTGTCATGGATATAGGTGATGGTGATAAATTTTTATCTATAAGAAGAGTTATTCCAGATTTGACTTTTACAGGATCTGTAACAGGAAGTTCTCCAAATGCTACATTTACTGTAAAAGCAAGAGATTTTCCGGGTTCTGATTTTCTTCAAACTGGAGATGCAACAACCACTAGAACAGCAACAAGTCCAGTTGAGCAATATACAGAAAAATTAGACTATAGAATTAGAGGCAGATCTTTTGCAATAAAACTTGCATCGACTGCATTAGGTTGTAAATTTAAAATGGGAACACCTAGAATAGATATAAGAGAAGACGGGAAAAGATAATGGCATCAGTTAATTTACCACCACCAAGATTACCAGAGCCTCCAGCACAAATAGACAGAAGGTATATGGAAGATTTAGTAAGAACTTTGCAAGCATTTATTACACAGGAAAGAAATCCCGGTGAGCTTAGAGCTACAAAATTAACTTTAACAGATTTACCTACATCTGCATCAGGGTTAGAGACAGGAGCTTTATATAATGATAGCGGAACAGTTAAGGTGGTAACATGAAACCAGCTTTTGTGTTATTATGTTATTTAGCAGGCAATCCAGCGGGACAAATGCATATGTCAAATGTAAATAACTGTACTTATTTTAAAGATAGATTAGCCAATCAAACAGTTAAGATTGGTGAAGAGACACAAAAATATGATTGCTATTGTAAATTAGTAAATGTAAACAAGCAAATGAGGTTGTGGTAATGATACAAGCGCTTATAGGCCCAGCTACAAAGCTGTTAGGCAAGTTTATAGAGGACAAGGACACAAAGAACAAGATCGCCTTTGAGTTAAGCACTATGGCTGAGAAACATGCCCAACAACTGGCTATGGCTCAAATAGAAGTAAACAAAGCAGAAGCGGCTAGTGGATCACTATTTAAAGGTGGCTGGCGCCCGGCAGTGGGCTGGACATGCGCTATTGCTTTTCTATACCACTTTATTTTAAAAGATTTGATTATATTTGGTTGTGCCATTGCTGGTGTAGAACTACCAGTCTTACCTGAATTTGATATGGGTACACTTCTTACAGTTCTTGGTGGCATGCTTGGAATCGGAGGACTCAGGACATATGAAAAACAAAAGGGTTTAACAAAATGAGTTTATATAGAAACATACATGCTAAAAGAAAAAGAATAAAGGCAGGCAGTGGTGAGAAGATGCGTAAGAAAGGCTCAAAAGGAGCTCCTACTGCAAGAAACTTTAAACAAGCTAAAAGGAAAAAAGTATGAATATAGATGTTTTAAGAGATGAAATAACGGCTGATGAAGGTGTTAAATATGAAATATACCTTGATCACCTTTCTCTGCCTACGCTAGGTATAGGCCACCTAATTAAGCCAGAAGATCCCGAACATGGTTTAGAGGTTGGCACAAAGATAGATGAAGAGCGTGTGAACGATCTTTTTGAACAAGATATTAATCTTTGTATGGATGATTGCAGAAAGTGGATAGAAGATTTTGATGACCTGCCAGAAGAGGTTCAACATATTTTATGCAATATGATGTTTAATATGGGGTATACAAGAACTAGTAAATTTCGTAAACTAAAGGAAAATATAGAAAAAAAGAACTGGTCTGGCGCAAGCGAAGAGATGAAATCAAGCAGATGGTACAATCAGGTAATCAACAGAGCAGAGAGATTAGTTCAAAGAATGAAAGCAGTAGGAGCATAAAATGTTACCAGCAATTCTAGGTTATGCGGCATCAGCATTAGCCCCCACAATAGGAATGAATGCAGTATTAGCGAGTGCTATTGGTAGTGGAATAGGTTCGTTACTACAAGGCGGAACAACAGAAGATGCTTTGGGTGCGGCTGCATTAGGTGGATTAGGTGCTGGTATAGGTCAGTCATTAGGAGGCACATCAAAAGCATTAGGTGGCGATCCTAGTGTTTTTGCAGGAACAAATGCATCAACTCAATTAGGCTCAGCTGGACCAATGTCTGTTCCTAACGCATCATTGACAAGCAATATGTCAACCCCAGCATTAGGAGGTAACTTATCAACAGGTCCTTTAGGAAGTAATGTTGCAGCAGGGCCAAGTTTAACTAACCCAGACTTTAGTTTAGCTAATTTATCAAGTAAGGCTGTTCTTGGTGCAGGTTTAGGCGCTTCTTTTGCTCCTCCTCCGCCAATGAAAAAGGAAGAAGATAATTTTGTTGCTCCTAGAGGTGCTCCAATAAGCGGCAAGATAAACAGACCTATGGATGATTACAGGCCCGGTAAAGATGATGAGTTTGATTATGGATTTTTACCTAACTTTCAAGAAGGCGGATTAGTTAATTTAGGCGATTCTATGATGCCTGAAGGCGAGATGAATGACAAAGAATTAATTAATGCGGCAGTAGATGCCATTAAAGGTGAGTCTGAAAATGCAGAAATGATATTAGGTCAGTTCTTAGCAA